CGCGTGTCGGACTTTCTGAAGGCGCAGCATTTCCTCGAGCCGCTGCATCGCAAGATCTTCGAGGTCGCGGGCGAGCTGGTGCGGATGGGCAAGATGGCCAATCCGGTGACGCTCAAGACCTTCCTGCCGGCCGACGAGAAGGTCGGCGAGATGACCGTCTCGCACTATCTCGCGCGGCTTGCCGCCGAAGCCGTCAATGTCATCAATGCCGCCGACTACGGCCGCGCGATCTACGACCTCGCCACGCGCCGCGCGCTGATCACGGTCGGCGAGGACATGGTCAACATCGCCTATGACGCGCCAGTCGACATGTCGCCGGCCGCGCAGATCGAGGATGCGGAACGCCGCCTCTTCGAGCTGGCCGAGACCGGCCGCTACGATGGCGGCTTCGAAAGCTTTTCCGATGCGGTCAAGACCGCGATCGACATGGCCGCCGCAGCCTACCAGCGCGACGGGCACCTGTCGGGCGTGTCGTCGGGCCTGCGCGACCTCGACGGCAAGATGGGCGGCCTCCAGCCGTCCGATCTGATCATCCTTGCCGGCCGTCCGGGCATGGGCAAGACGTCGCTTGCCACCAACATCGCCTTCAACATCGCCCATGCCTACGAACCCGAACCGCAGGCGGACGGCTCGTTCAAGGCCAAGAACGGAGGCGTGATCGGCTTCTTCTCGCTCGAAATGTCGGCCGAGCAGCTCGCGACGCGCATCATCTCCGAACAGGCCGAGGTACCCTCCTCGAAGATCCGGCGCGGCGACCTGACCGAAGCTGATTTCGAGAAGCTCGTCGGCTGCACGCAGACCCTTCAGAAGATCCCGCTCTTCATCGATGCGACCGGCGGCATTTCCATCGCGCAACTGTCTGCGCGCGCCCGTCGCCTCAAGCGCCAGCGCGGGCTCGACGTGCTCGTCATCGACTACGTCCAGCTGATGCAGGGCTCGTCCAAGGCCTCCGCGCAGAACCGCGTCCAGGAAATCACCGAAATCACCACCGGGCTCAAATCGCTCGCCAAGGAACTCAACGTCCCGATCATCGCGCTGTCCCAGCTTTCCCGTCAGGTCGAAAATCGCGAGGACAAGCGTCCGCAACTGTCCGATCTTCGCGAATCGGGCTCGATCGAGCAGGACGCCGACGTCGTGATGTTCGTCTATCGCGAGGAATATTACCTCAAGAACAAGGAGCCGAAGCCCGGCACCGAGGAATACATGCAGTGGGAAACGGCGATGAACGAGGCGCGCGGCAAGGCCGAAGTCATCATCGCCAAGCAGCGTCACGGCCCCACGGGCTCCGTCTCGCTGTCCTTCGTCGGCGAATTCACGCGGTTTGCCGATCTTGCCGAGGAGCACCACATCCCCGAGCGGTTCGAATAGTTGGCGTTGTTCCCGACAGGCCAGGCGGAGATCGATCCGCGCATCTGCGGCGGCCGGCTTTCGATCGACGTCGAGGCGCTGGCGGCAAACTACCGCCTGCTGGCCGCCAAGGCGCGACCCGCCCGCGTGGCCGGAATCGTCAAGGCCAACGCCTATGGTCTGGGGCTCGACATCGTCGCGCCGGTCCTCTGGGCGGAAGGCTGCCGGGTGTTCTTCGTCGCGCTGCCGCAGGAAGGCATGGCGCTGCGCAAGCTTCTGCCGGAGGCCGAAATCTATGTGCTGGCAGGCCTTTTCGAGCCGCACGCGGCACAGGCCTATCGCGAAGCGCGGCTGGTCCCGGTCCTCAACAACGAGGCCGACATCTCGCTGTGGGAAGCCTATGGCTGGGACGCGCCGGACGGGCCGCGGCCCTGCGCGCTGCATGTCGACACCGGCATGAACCGGCTGGGCCTGACCGGCAGCCAGACGACGCGCTTCTTCCATGAAAACAAGCTGACCGGGGCACTGACGCCGCGGCTGGTCATGAGCCATCTCGCCTGCGCGGACGACGCCGCCTCGCCCGTCAATCTGCGCCAGCTCGAGACCTTCCAGTCGATCGAGCGGCTCTTTGCCGGCGTCCCTTCCAGCCTCGCGAACTCCGCCGGCACGTTCCTTTCGCGCGACTACGCCTTCGACATCGTGCGGCCGGGCATCGCGCTTTATGGCGGAGCACCGCAAGCGGGGATGGCCAATCCGATGCGGCCGGTCGCGACCGTCGAGGCGCGGATCGTCCAGGTGCGCGAGGCGAAGGCCGGCGAGACAGTCAGCTATGGCGGCAGTGTCACGCTTCGGCGCGACACGACGATCGCGATTGCAGCAGTCGGCTATGCGGACGGGCTCCATCGCGCACTCTCGGGCTCGGGCGTGCCGCTGCGCGAGGCCCGGCCGGATGGCGGGCATGGTTTCATCGCTGGCCGCCGCGTGCCCATTCTCGGCCGCGTGACGATGGATCTGACCCTTT